GCGTTTGCTGTAACTGTAGTACTGTTAATAGTAAAGTTCAAGCCTGAAGTTGTTGTTGCACCAGCAGTACCTGCTGTTGTAGACCAACTTGCTTTCCATGCGCCAGTTCCTACTTCAACCCATGTACCACTTTCATTTTTGTAGTATAGTTTGTGTAGTGTACTTGCCGCTGTAATAGCATAGTCGCCTACTGCGCCTACTGACGTTTTTGGTGCGCCTGTTGCAACTTCGCCAAATAGTCTAGTTGCATCTGTAATTACTAATGGCTTTTTGTATCCAAACGATTGACCGCCGAGCGTATTTGCTCCTGCTGAATTCCATTCAAAGATACCATATACATTGCTTGCTGTATCTACCCAATATGTGCCATTTGCTGGGTTACTTGTTGGAGCATCTGCACTTGCTGTCAACCCACTTAGGTCAACGCCTGCTCTAACTACATATGCTCTGTTACTTACACCTAATAGTGAGTAAGCCGCTTGTAGTCCATATTCATTAAGTTCGCCTGCATGTATCGGATTATTGTTAGTATCCGTATAAAATTTTGGTTCGCCGAATGTTTCTACTAAATCTCTTTGTGAGGTAACCAAAAAAGGTTTACCTGCATTTGCCGCTGTCGTTCCTGGTGCTGTACCAGTCCCGCCGCCATTTTGTTTATCTTGTGCGGTAGCAACAAATATCATTGGTACGGTGCCTGGTTCGCTGGGCGTGTAAAAACTTTCGTCTATTACTTTAACCTCAACACCTGGTGATGATAATGCCATTGTGTTTCTCCTTAATAAAAGTGTTCATAGTATTTATATGAATTGAAATTAAAATGCCTATAATAACACCAGAAAAAGGGACCAAAAAGGTGTGGTAAATACAACATGAGACCTTTATGTGATTGTAAACTACGACCAGCGGCTATAAACTATAAGAAAGCCGGCAAAACATACTATCGAAAGAAGTGTGAAACATGTTTACGCAATGGGCCAAAGCACGGTGTACCAAAATGGAAGCAAAGAGGATATACTAAAAAGGACAGTTGTGAAAAGTGCGGATTTAAAAGTAAGCACCATGAGCAATTTAATGTATATCATATAGATGGTAATTTAGAAAATTGTAGTATTCTAAACTTAAAAACTATATGTGCAAACTGTCAACGTATTATGCAGAAGCAAGGTGTTCGTTGGAAACAAGGAGACCTTTTACCTGACTTTTAAGTTCGTTAATACCTAAGTCGTTATATATAATATTATTAAAATCAACGTTCGCCCAGCGCCATTCAGACTCATGTACATCTTTAGGTTCAACACCAATGTCTTGATACATACGCATCCATACAGGATCTTGTCCACGTCTTACACGCCATACTTCGCCGTGTATGCTCTTAATCATATTTGCTTCGTTTGGAAAACGTACATCAGGTATAACAAAATTTTTATTAGGATATTTAACTAATTCTTGTTTTACTAAACTTACCCAAATACCATCATTAAATCCATGACGCATACAATCAGTACCAAACTCTTGTAACACTAGTCTAGGTGTAATTGTACGTCCAGTTTCTCTAGTCCAAAAGTCGTCTTGTGTTTCGCGCCATTCTCTGCTTTCTACAGTGTCCCCTTCAAGCATAGTACGATCCCAATTGAATACTGTTGCTACGCCATCTTTTAATTTATCAGCAAAACTTAGTTTTGTAAATCCGTGATTCTCAACTAAGATATCTCCTACTGTTCCTTTACCACAGCCAATTAAGCCGCATATTCCTATAATCATAATTTAAGTTCCGATGTTCCGCCGCCTACAGTCCCCCTAGCAAAGAAATTAAATGCTAAACTGTATCGTGGAGTTGTTGTTAGATTTGGGGTAACCATATGTTCCAAATGACTTGGAAATAACACTAGATCGCCTGACCTTGGTGATACATAAAATTCGTTTGTATTGTATTGTGTAGGTTCTTTAAAAGATACTCTTACTGTATCATGAAATAAGTTATAATATAAATGTGACTTTTGAAATACAATATCTCCAGCATCTGGTTCATTTTGTATATAATATACTCCACTTAACATAGCATTGCTGTGCCAGTGTAGTGTATTTTGTTCATCCTTTACATGTCTATTAATCCAACTATTTTGCATTTCAAATTCTACATCATCATTTATTTTTAATTCTTCTTTTGTAAACACATTACAAGCATTTTGAATTTGTTCTTTAAGTGACAATAGTTGAGGACTATTTAAAATATATTTGTCTGAAGTATGATCATGCCCAGCCGCTTCGTCTGGATAATCTAAGTTTTCAATCCATGTCATTGTTTCAGAATCAACTGATCCTATATTTGCATAGAATAACGGAATTGAAAATAACGGTGTAGTTTGATATTTCATATAAAAGTCCTAACTGAATTTTGTCCTATTTTTCCTTTTGGAAAATAATTAAAAGCCAAACTATATCTATCTTGTTTATCCAAACTTCTAGCAACAGTATGTTCTAAATGGCTAGGAAAGATTAATACGTCACCTGTCATTGGTTTTACAGTCCATTCGCCTGAAGTATATTGACTCCAGTTTTGTTTTGTATCTGGACGTACATGTTCAGGAAAACTATTTAAGTGTTGTCTGTTCTTTTTAAACGTAAGAGGATTACTAGTTGGTCCTACATCAGGATAGTATACTCCACTAATTACAGCATTAGCATGATTGTGTAATTCTATATCACTACCAGTATTCATTTTATTAATCCAACTAGTAGTAAGTTGAAACTCAACATCGTCAATAACATCTAGTACTGTATAAGCAAAATAATCTACTGCACGTTTAATTAAAGTTTTTAAATTTAATAACTTTGGTTGACTTAATATATCAAATCCTCTTTCTGATTCAGGCAAATGATCTTCGTTACCATACTGAGCAACTGCGCTATTTGGATAATCTAAACGCTTGAGCCATGCAAGTGTAATAGGATCTAATGGTCCTAAGTGTGACTTTAGAAGAGGTGTAGAGAATAAAGGTGTTGTTTCATAATGCATAGTATAATAATACTATCTATTATGTTGTTTGTCAAGTACTTTTTGATATTCTTTTTCAAAGCCTTCTTCGTACTCGTACAATGGCGCACCATTGCTACCTGCAACCCAAAGTCTTTTAAAATAACTATTTGCTGAACTTAGTACTGTTTGTTCGGTTGTATTGAGATGTCCTTTGACTAACCAAAAAAGCCTATAGGCTTCTTTAAGTTCATCTTGGTCCATTAACCGATTAAGAATCCGTATCCTGCTCCGCCGGATACTTGCTGTGACACTTCCATTTCGAGTTTTTCTAATTCTGCTTGTGCTTCTGCTTTAAGTGCATCACCGTTAAGTGAACTACCACCTTGTGGGCCTGCAATTTGTGCAAATTTACTACGTGCTTCGCCTAACATAAATTTACATGTTGCTAGTGTATAATCTTTAATCCACTGACTTGCAAGATAATCTGATAATAAGTTTTCATCTGCTCTATAATTATAACAAAATAATAATAGCGTTTCTTGTGTGCGTGGTCTTTGTAGCATCGTAAGTTCTTTTGTAGTCGTGTTCCATTTAAATTCAATATATGATCCAAACATACGTCCTACTAATTCTTGGTGTTGACTGAACATATCATATGTTGCTAATCCACCCATGTTTGAACTTGATAACAAATATGTATTTGTATATGCCATGTTAAATGGTTCAAATAAAGTACCGCCGTCACCGCCTCCTGAGCGTGATCCTATTGAACGTCTAAATATTTTTCTTACTTCAATTACATTATCAGGTAGTACATAAGTATTTTGATCAGTCACTGTTGGCATAAACATGTATGACTCTTCTACTGAATTATCACTGCGCTGTCTAAATCTTGACAATGCTTTGCCTAGAGCAGTCTCATAATGAATTGGATCAAGTTCAACGTCTATCATTCCGCCACCTAATAGTGCGTAAACGTAGTCATAAACTTCTTGTTTTTTAGTTGCTAGTGTAGCCATATGTATAGTCTCCATTAGTATTTATCGATAGTTGTCTCTTACGATAAATATGTGTATGCCGAGACTATCCTTATATAAACCAGAAAAGGGCAATGACTATCATTTTATGGACAAACAGATCCATGAAATGTTTACTGTGGGCGGAACAGATATATTCGTACACAAGTATTTAGGCCCAAATAATCCTGAAGAGATTGATGCAACTGCGGACCAGCCTCGCTATGATGCTGTTGCAACAACTAACATACAAGACATGCTATTCCTTGAAAACAGGGATAGAAAATACGATCCAGACATTTATACAATGCGTGGTATCTATAATGTACAAGATATCGATTTTGATATGAGTCAATTTGGTTTATTTTTACAAAATGATACTTTGTTTATGACTATTCCAATTAACGGAAGTGTTAAAACGTTGGGCAGAAAAATTATATCAGGGGACGTAATTGAACTTCCTCATTTAAAAGATGAACACGCTCTTAACGATCACAGTGTAGCATTAAAAAGATTTTACGTTGTTGAAGATGTAAACAGAGCCGCAGAAGGATTTTCTCCTACATGGTATCCACATTTATATAGAATAAAATTGAAACAAATTGTTGACAGTCAAGAGTTTAAAGAAATATTAGATTTACCAGCACAAGAAGGTTCAAGTGATACATTACGTGATGTATTATCAACCTACGAAAAAGAAATGCAAATTAATGACGCAGTAATTGCACAAGCAGAAGCAGATGCTCCTAAGTCAGGTTATGATACAGGACACTATTATACACTAGCAACTAATGATGATGGAACTGTTGCATTAAAAACTGCTGACGAAACTGAAATAGATGCAAGTAACATAGGCGTTCAAGCAGGCGATATAAGTGATCGACCTGATAGATCAGGTTATCAAGGATACTTACTAGGAGTTGAAGGCAATAATGGTGCTCCATACGGAATGGGTATTAGTTTTCCAACTACACCAGTTGATGGAGATTACTTTATGAGAACAGATTATTCACCTAAAAGATTATTTAAGTACAATAACAACCGTTGGATTAAAATGCAAGACGGTATACGTGTTGACCTTACAAATACTGATACACGTAATACACAAAAAACTACATTTATTAATAACCCAGCACAATCACAAATTGGTGGCGAAACAGTTAAAGAGAAACAAAGTCTTTCAAAGGCACTACGTCCAAAGGCGGATAACTAATGGAACATTTTTATGATGGTCAAGTAAGACGGTATGTTACTCAAATGGTAAGACTAATGAGTAACTTTTCGGTCAAAGACGGTAAGGGAAATTTAACACAAATACCTGTAACATACGGTGATCTTACACGTCAGGTTGCAAATATTATACGTGATAATACTGAAAACAAAATACCTAGTGCACCACGTATTGCTGTGCATGTAACTGGCATGGAAATAGATAGAGAACGAACAAGTGATGCTAGTTATGTTAGTAAAGTTAATATTAGAGAACGTGCATATGATACCCAAGGCAAAGAGTATTTAAATTACGAAGGTAAAAACTATACTGTTGAACGTTTAATGCCTACACCATACAAGTTAACATTTAATTGTGATATTTGGTCAACTAATACTGATATGAAATTACAAATATTAGAACAAATATTAGTATTGTTTAATCCTAGTTTAGAATTACAAACTACAGATAATTATATTGACTGGACTAGTCTAACTGCGGTTATGTTAGATAGTGTTACTTGGAGTTCAAGAAGTGTACCTGTAGGCGTTGATAGTGAAATTGATGTTTCGACACTAACATTTAGTACACCAATTTATATTAGTCCGCCAGTTAAAGTTAAAAGACTTGGCGTAATTACAAACATTATAACAAGTATTTTTGATGAAAATACAGGAACATTAGACTTAGGATTAAGTATGCCAACACTTAATTCACATGATGATAGCATTGTATCTGGGGTAGTAGACAAAGACGGAAATCGTTCAGTTGAAACTACGGCGGCTAAACATGTAGTTGGAACTAATTATCAAGATTACGGTATATATGTACAGGGCACATTAGCACAAATAGAAAGTCGCGGCATAGTAGGTGCTACTAATTGGAGACAAATATTAGAATCACATCCTGGACAATATCAAGACGGTATTAGTAGAATTTACTTTACAAAACTTAATGAAGAAACACACGAAATTACTGGTACAATTAGTATGAATCCTATGGATGAATCACAATTAGTTATTGATTGGGATGACGATACATTTCCAAGTAATACTATTATCCAAGGTCCTACTAGAAACAATAATCAATGGACAACTATTGATTACATTATTGATCCACAAAAAACTGTACCAACATCAGTAATGAAAGGTTTAGGTGGTAGAATATTATTGTTAAATGATATTGGTGACGAAGATAACTATGATGGTGCTGATGCATGGAAAGGCACAGCAAACGAAGATCTAGTTGCTAAACGCAACGATATCGTTGAATGGAATGGTATAAAATGGGAAGTTGTGTTTACAGCATCTACAACTAAAGCAGTTACATATACAACTAATCTAAAAACAGGCATTCAATATCGCTGGGACGGCGAAGAATGGTTATTAAGTGTTGAGGGATTATATCCAAAAGGTACCTGGCGAATCGCTCTCAACGGCTAATTATTTTTATGAACAAGATAATTTGCAGTGGAACTCTGTTCTACAGTCTCAATACAAAGCGTTTTCTTTTATTACATCGTACTCAAGGTAAGACTAAAAACCAATGGGGGTTAGTTGGTGGCATGAGTGAAAATGGTGAAACACCATGGAAAGCACTCGAACGAGAAGTTAAAGAAGAAATAGGTAAAACACCTAAATTTCAAAAAATTATTCCATTAGAATTATATACGTCAAAAGATGAAAAATTCTTTTTTCATACGTATGTAATAATTATTGATAAAGAGTTCATTCCAGATCTC